AGTGGAATGATTGGCAAGGCACAGTAGAGGATTTCTACAAGGACCCTGAGATTGGACTGCTCTACCTCTACGATTTAGTGGGCTTCAATTCGGCAGTCCATTACAAAGAGCAAAGGTTGATCGGAGTCAAGAACGCCGAGCATCTTCATATTTTAGATGTTGGCTGTGGCATAGGGACTGCCCTGTTTGAACTGTGCTGGAAAAATAAGAACCTAGTCGGGTATGACATAAGCGAGAAGGCATTAGATTTCGCCAGGTTCAGAGCCGATAAGCTAGGTGCTAGAAATGTGAAGTTCACCAGTCAATTCCCAGAGATAGAGGGGTTTGACCTCATTATCGCCATAGACACACTGGAACACATAGAAGACTTGCGTAGCTTTCTCCTGAAGATAGGGGCGAAGATGAAGGAAGGCGCAAGGTTCTATCACTACGATTGTTTCTGGGAACACGAAGTAAGCCCGATGCACTTTGACCACAGTAAAAACATAAATGACTGGTTGAAGGAGGCAGGCTTGGTTATCTTCGACAACCATTGGTGTATTAAAGGGAAATGATAGTTGCTACCGCTGGAAGTTTTGACCCACTACACCCAGGACATATCGCTCACATAGAGGGAGCCCTGAAACTTGGGGATTTAATAATTATTCTGGCTCGGGACGACCAACTAATCAAAAAGAAGGGCAAGTGTGCCATCCCTTATGAAGCCAGAAAACAAATCTTGGAATGGGGACTGAAGGGAAGAGGTAAGGTGGTAGAGAACATAGATAAAGAGAATTGTTGCAAATCTTCCCTGCGACTCTATAAGCCGGACATCTTCGCTAAAGGTGGCGATACCTGGGATATAAATAACCTGCCTGAGAAAGAAGTCTGTGAGGAACTAGGCATCGAAATAATATTCGGGGTAGGGGGCCACGATAAGCCCTATTCAAGTTCAAAGTTTAACATCTAATCACAAGGAGGTGAACCATGCCAGCAACTTCAAAATCGCAACGAACCCTTTTTTGCATTGCTCTCTCGATAAAGAAGGGGGAAACACCGAAATCTTATAGTGCCCAGGCTGCAAAGATGGCTGAGACAATGTCCGAAGAGCAATTAGCGGACTATTGCAAAGCACCCGTTAAGAAGTAGGTGAACTATGGCTAAAAACATTAAGACTATCCGAACCATAGTGCGCCAGATGCTCCGAGATGAACTTCAGGAGAGTGTTGACGCTGAGTTTGCTGATGATGAGATAGATTTGCACATCAACGAAGTCCTTGTGGAAATCTCCGAGAAGCGACCTTATGAGGTCAGGGAGACGCTAACCGCCAGCAATAAATCGGGTGCAGCAACGGCAACAACGGCAAACCATCTCATTGACACGACAAACGCCCAATTCGTAGCTGGGGATGTTGGCAAGACGGTCTACAACAACACTGATAAAACCACGGCTAAGGTAACTGCCTACAATAGCACATCTGACCTTACTCTTGATACCGATATTATGGCAAGTGGGGAATCCTATTACATCTATCATTATGGTGGAACGAGTGGCAAAGACCTCAACATCGGTTCCATAACCGATTTAATCGAAGTGGAGAAGGCAGAATACCTAACAAGGCAAGACCCGCCTGATTTCAGGAATGTCAAGGTCTTTGGCGATATTGTAACTCTGGACATTGATTCGACACCCACTGACGGCGATGAAGTCTTTTTGTATTGCCATAAGGTTCACCAACTAACCGAAGGCATCTCTACGCTGAACCCTGACCTTGAAAAAGTGCTAATCGAAGGCGCTGTCGCTAAGGCTGCCATGGCGTGGCTCAACAAGATGCGTGCTCAGATAGTCCCGAACTCCATAAGACTCTATCAGTCTTGGGCAACGACTCAGCTCATGCTTTATCAGAATAGTCTGAATTCCATAACCAGGCCGAAGGTTTGGGAGTTTTATCCGAGGGGCTAATGGGTACTTGCACCAGCACGGCGGGAACTGAGGCAGAAGGCTACACAGAAATCAGAAGTGGAAATTGTGTGAAATGCCATATTCCCCTTGAAGTGATTGAACAGGAAGATGAAATACCAGACATTCGCCGATGCCCTGAGTGTGGTGGCAATGTAGGGGAGTTACTTGTCGCTTTCAGCTCGGAAGATATCAATGGTTTTTGGAGTCAACTCTACCAGAAGGAAAGAATCATTTACGCAATGAGACACAGGAGAGATAGTATTCCTGAGTATCTAAGAACAGGTGAGCCTCCACCTAGTATAAAAAGAGAGGCAATAAAACTAAGGATTAAAAATCTTTTAAGGAGGTGACCTATGGCCGAAAGGGCGATTCCTACAGCTTTACTTTTTCAGAAGGTGAGCAAATTCCTGAAGGGTGATGCACCGACCACATTCAGCCATCTGAGTCTAAGCACTGGAACTATGGCAGGTATGGATGTGGATACGACAACCTTTTCAAGTGAACTTACCAGAGTGGCAGTAACTCCAACATTGGAGACTGTAACCAAGACTGACGACACAATAGTCATGTCAAAGTCAGCCTGGACACCGGGAGCTGCTACTGTCTATGGAGCAGGGATATTCACAGCCATAACTGGTGCTTATCTTCAGGCTTTCCATGAGTGGGCTACTTCAGTCACGTTCGAAGCGAGTGACACGCTTACCCAGACAATTAAGGTGCAATCTAAGTTAGGAACGTAATAGCAGGGGCAGGGCTTTAACCTGCCCTTGTTTATAAGGACAATATGGCAGGAGTAATATACCCATCTCAAATCAAAACTAATAAGGACAAGCTATTTGCTTGCTATTCTCTCATTGAGCAAATGCGTCTTGAGCATAATAAGACAGTTACTTTGGCGAGAGGTGATTGGGCAAAATACGAGACTAAATTCAGAAGTTACGCCCAGCAGTCAAAGGCACTATTAAACCAGCTTCTTGCTGAGCAGAATCAGCTAATGGAAAATATCAGGTGGGCTAACTATACTCCGAAACAATGGGAGGCAGTTAGCAAACTTTCCATCGAAGAGCAAGAGCTCATATATCAAACCCTTTTTGGTGATAAGACCGCTGAATGTGTAAAACCAACCCTGATGACATCTTCAGAACTAAATGAACTCAAAACTATTGACATTAACAAATTATCACCAGTGTTAGGGGTTGACCCAACTGAGGATTTTACCACATACACCTTATCCCAAGAGGGCACTGCTGTTTCTAAGACGGCTGACCGCATAACATTTACTACCGCCGAGACCAGAAGTGATAAATTCTATGTCTATAAGGACAAAGGGGTAGGTCACTTTAATGGGAATTTTACGCACCTAGAGAAAATCTTAGCAAGTGCTTCATTACACTCGGCAGCCTTCTTTTTCTGGTTATTGGCTAATGCTGTGGGCGACGCTGGACAACTTGTAGGAGCAAGTGAGAGTTTCCTTGCTGTGTATTGGTACTCAAATAATACTCCAGTTCATTACTTATATTTGAGGGAACAAGATGGTGCTAATATTTATCAGGTCTCCTACACGCCTCCAGCCCTCTCAACAGTTTATTACCTCACTGTAGAAAGAGATGAAGCCATAGGTACTTATGGCACACTTTATTGTTATATCTGCACAGGCAATTATTATGGGCTAGGTGGAACTCTGATTAGTACCCTAAGTCAAGCCCTTCATACCAGCAAGAAGGACTTTCGCTATATTTATGGGTTAACAGGTTATGATGTTGATGAAGTTGGCGATACTGCAACTGGCTATGTAGAGCTTCTTGACTTGCAGGAAGGACAATCATACACACGTTCCTATACCGCCCTTCTAGGGTTACTCCCTATCAAATCCCGAACAGTATCTCTAAGTAGGAGCAAGACAGGATTGCTAGGACTATCACCGACCAAGTCAAGGATATTATCTCTTAACAGGACTAAGACAGGTTTGTTAGGATTGACACCTGCTAAGTCCAGGACTTTATCTCTAAGTAGAATTAAGACAGGATTATTAGGATTGCTACCTGCTGCGGTTTCTGAGGTAACAAAAAAGTCTATTACTGTTTATCCTAAGGGCAGGTCAGATTTAGGTATACCTATATCTGGTGAAACTTATGTTAATAGCCTCTGTCCTATAAGTGGAGGTATAGTCATAGGGGGCACTAGCTATAATGGCCATGTAATAAGGTCTACAGACTATGGTGACACCTGGACAGACAAAGGTCAACCTGTAACTGGCGAAGTAGAGGTTCGAGAAATATGCTATGGAGATAATGTACTCCTAGCAGGGACAGGTCATCATGGTCACATAATCAAATCCACTGATAATGGTCTGACATGGACAGATAAGGGAGTGCTTATTGCAGGAGAAACAAATATCTCAGGTATCTGCTATTGTGGTAATGGGATATTCGTAGCAGGAACTTATCCTAATTGTCATGCAGCAAGGTCAATCAATTATGGAGAGACCTGGACAGACTTGGGTCAAATGGTTAGTGGTCAGAAATATTTCCTTCCATCTTACTTTGGGGGTGGGTTGTGTTGGGCCGGTACTGAAGACCAAGCTCCATATGGGGCCGATTGTTATTTACTCAAGTCAACTGACTATGGTGCTACCTGGACTAATATAGGGCAGCAAAGTGGAGTAAAGTTCATCTGGCACCTGCGGAATCTAGGAAATGGTATTTACATTGGCGCAACTGGCTATACAGCTAAAATAATAAGGTCTACAAACTACGGTGATAGTTGGTCTCTTATTAGTACAATCTCAGGGCAATACGAGATATGGGGTCTGGATTATTGTCCTAGCACTGGTATTTGTGTAGGTGGGACTTATCCTACTGGATACCTAATCAAGTCAACAGATAAAGGAGCAACATGGACGAACTGGGGTGTGCCCGTATCAGGAGAAACAACCATCTGGGGTATGTGTTCCTTAGACAATAATGAGTTTTTAATAGGTACGGGAGAGCATGCCCATATAGTCAAAATTCCTACGAGAGTTATCGATGGCTATGTCTATCGAGATGCCCCCGCTCAATCTTGGGCAACGATACATGATAGTGCCGGGAACGCCGCAAATGATTTTAACCAGTATTTATATGGGGTTTATATCTACTCATCAAATCCCTCTACTACATGGTATGATCTTTTCCGCACCGTCATACTATTCGACATAAAGGAAATTCAATCGGAATTGCCTAAATATTCCAAGATTATACATGCTACATTATCAATATATGGTTCTGGGAAGATTGACCAACTCTCTATTACGCCAAATACAAACGTTTATTCTTCAAACCCAACATCAGAAGGTACCTTAGTACCAGAAGATTATAACTTAGAGAAGTGGGGGACAACCCCATTTTGTGACACTGCCATTACCTACAATGGCTGGAACATAAACGGTTATAATGATTTTCTCTTTAATGCTGCTGGGATTGCCTTTCTCCAAGCAGCAGTAGATGATGATGGTATAGCTAAACTGGGACTTAGAAACGCGCAGTATGATGTTGCCAATTCAGCTCCCTCAACCAGTACCACCTTCCATCAGAGTTACCTTGAAGGTTATGCTAGTGAAAAAGGCACAGGTTATAAACCGAAATTGGTGCTTAATTATATAGTGGTACAGCAATATACCCGTTCCTACACTGCCTTACTAGGCTTGATAGCTTCAAATCAACTTTATATTACTCGCAACCGCGCACACTCAGCTTTATTAGGTCTGAAGGCAACATCAACAAAGGCAATCGGCATAACAAGAGCAGACGAAGCTCTACTTGGCTTAAAGGCAACTGCATCAAAGATACGAACATTTACTAGGTCAATCACAGCCTTGTTAGGCTTAAAAGTGACAGCAACTAGAGTTTGGATTCTGGTGAGGTCAAAGACTGCATTGCTTGGGCTGAAGCCTATTGTTAGCCGAGTCATAACTCTTGCAAGAAGCAACGTATCTTTGCTTGGGTTAAAGGTTACTGCCACATATAGTGCAGGGTGCGAATTTATTGCAACTGTATATCTTGGGTTAAAAGTTACTGCCTCAAAGAGCATCAACTTTGAAAGAATTAACTCGGCATTGCTTGGATTGGAAGCTACTGCTACTAGGGTTATTAACCTTGCGAGGACTAAGACAATATTGTTGGGCTTAAAATCCTCATACACAAAATCTATCAGTTTCACTAGGGTAAAGACTCTGTATCTTGGATTGAAAGCCACCGCCACGAGAATCTTAGTATTGTCCAGAGTCAAGACTGCTCTACTAGGGCTTAAAATTATTGCAAGCGGAGGTGGAGGTGCACCCGGAAGGCAATTAGTCATCAAGATTCTTACCTCACAATATAGAATCGTGAGGATCGCCACATCGCAGTACAGAAAGATTAAAGCATTGATATTAGGAGAATAGCATGGAAGTTATAGTAAAGTTTCTAGCGAAATCAACAATCTGGATAAGAGCCTTTGTCTATGATAAGGATGGGGCTTTAGTGGACCCGACCACTTCAATCAAACTGACACTCGTTGACCCTCTCGGGGTAGTAAAGGTGGATGCCCTAGCCATGACAAAGGATGGTACTAACACGGGGATTTATGATTATTACTACACCACTCTAGTTGATTGTGCTGAAGGATGGTGGAATGGCGAAGTCTGGACTGTGGACGGAAGTGGTGATAGTGCCAAAAGCAGTTCGGCAGAATTTAGCGTTGAGGTTAGGAAGGGACTTTAGAAATGCGCACACTTAGTTCAACTTTACTAAAGGCGCAAAAGGCTGCGTTTGTTAATAACCTCTATAAGATTGTGCTTACAAAGGGAGCGACATCCTACACTTACGGAAAGGAAAGGATATTGCCTTCTGAACACGATGAAGAACCGTATTCCCACCGGGCAACAATCGTTCTAAATAACAGTGATGGAGCTTTAGATGATATTGACCTCAAAGGATACAAGGCAGTCCTTTCTTACGGCGCGGTGGCAAGCGGGGAGGAGTATTCAGCAACCGCGCCTGTGTGGGTGATAGACCAGCAATTCGATTCAGATCCGAATAAATTAACTTGTACACTTGAACTTCAAGGTGCTTTCAATCTGATGGCAGATGATGAAGCATCTGCGAATTATATCCCTGACGCAGATGACACCAAGACAGTTAAAACACTGGTGAACGCTATTGTTGGGGCTACTTTAACTCCGTTCACTCACTGCAAAGCCTTTGAGGTGGCCTGGGATAGCGGGTATGACGCTCTCGCAGATTCTTACAAGCCTAAAGACGGATTCAGGATTTATACTGGTGGCAATAGATTAGCTGCCCTGAGAAGAGTCTTAGACTATACGGCGAATGTGGCACGCTTTGAAGATGGTGGCAAAGTCCACATCTTAAAACCTGTTACAAGCGGAGAGACCTATAGCTACGAATACTCCCTAGAGGGAAGTGGCCACAAATTCTTCTCGAAGGCGTACCGCAACACGCTCGTCATACCCAACAAAATTGTTGTCCAGTCTTATGAGGATGACGACCCCTACTCCTCAGGTGAGGCTCAGGTTGACGGTTATGACTCCTTACCTGCCGAAGTAAAGAAGACCAGGTATATTCAAGCCAAACTGGAAGATGATGACCAGGCCGATGATATAGCAGAGGCGCTGATAGCTAAAGCCGAGATGTGGTCTAAAAGAGGAGCTGCCGAAGTCCCGTTAAACGTCGGCGCGGAAGTCTTTGATTATGTGAAAGTTACCGATTCAAGACAGGGGGATACCCGGACTGGGAACCTCGGTTACGTTCATAGAAGGTTTGGCAAAGATAAGTGGACAATGACCTTCGGGTTCGGGAACTGGCTCGACCAACTCCGATACAATCAAATACTCAAAGACTTAGAGACCTACACGGATGCCGGCCAATACTTCTCCCGGCTCTCAGTTGGAGACCTCTATGTAGAACATATCTTAGCCGATAGCCTGGACATGGTGTGGATAGACCCCGAGGGAAACATTGACCTCGATAAGATTGGGGATACACTAGACCATCTTCCTAACGGTGAAGTCTACGCCAGAGTTAAGTCTTTACATCTGGATGCCGGGATAATCAAACTGGACGAGAATATCCTATATAAAGCTGGCTATGACCCCTCGACCAAGTGGACAGGTGAAGATTTAGACGATTTACCAGATGGCGTGACTTACCAGAGAGTCAAGAGTGCTGCTTTAACTGCCGCGGGGTTAATTCTACTGGACCAAGTGGTAGCGGGAACTTATGGACTAGTCAAAGCCACAGACATTTCGGCTGGGCATATTCTACTCTCAACCGTCACTCAATCGTCCAGTTACAGAACAGTTACCGATTCGCAGAAAACAGACTGGACTAACAAGCCGGAGGATATGGATGATATTGTGAACGGGGTTACCTATCAGAAAATCCTAGCTACCGACATATCATCAGGGCATATCAAATTAACCAGTGCTGCAGTGATAAGTGGCGAGTGGTATGACGAATCGGGCGTAGAAATAGACGCTACTCACGGAATCAATATCTACGGAACTAACAACGCCCTCACAACTAGAGCGACCAAGACAGGCACTATTCAGTGCTATGTGGGTTCGGACGGGAAGATTTATGCTGGTGCTGGGAATATCATCCTAGGCTCTACTGGTATTACCCTCAAGGGTTCGGGGATGATAACCTTCTTGTATGGCACTTCTAATCGGGGTTTTATTGACGCTGAATCTCTTTGGTTTCACATAAAATCTTCTGGAGTAGGATTGGAATTAGAAGCTCCTTCTGGATATGAAATTAGACTCCTTGGAACATTACTTAATGCAGGTCAAATGTCATACATGGACTTACCCCGACAAGCCTCTGCTCCAGCAGGGGCAGAAGGCAGGATGGTTTTCAATTCCAGCACAGGTTATACCAATATTTACTTTGGCGGAGCGTGGCATCATCTTAACCGAGATGCGGGCTGGGCTTAATACTAAAAGTTGACAAAACAGTCAAAGTCTCCTAGTCTGTAAGAAATGGAGGCATTACATAAACTTAAGAGACTGCCACATTTGAAACTAGCTGGCGTTTTGGTTGGGCTGAATATTCTGGATGCTATACTAACTCAAATGGCTATAAATAATGGAATGGGTGAGACCAACCTGATAATGAGATACCTTTTGGAGCAATTTGGGATGGGGGCATGGGTCATTAAGATAACATGGGCAATAGGTCTTGTAGCAATAGCATTGTGGGCTGGTAGTAATCACCCTCGCGCATTAAAAATAGCCTTAATCATCTTTATAGTCGTGTTCTCCGTTGTCTGTTTACGCAATGGAATAGGCTTGATTAGAGTTCTATAACCCCAAGTCGCAACTTCTTATCCCCCGCTTTTATCAATTTTACCTACTATATTTAGGAGGCAAATGGACATTCAAAAAGAATTGGAAGAGGCCAAGAAAAAGCAAGTCGAGGTAGTCAACGAAATAAACGCTGGTGAGCAAAGGAAACAGGCACTTTTGCAGGAGGCTCTTAAACTTGAGGGCGAGATTCGGGCATTAACGAGGCTTCAAAAGAATGGACAACCCTAATTTGCAGAACTTTTTAATGCTTGTTTCAATCCCTCTTGATAACCTTTTAAATACCCATCTCGGTAACCCTTGTTGTGACTTATAATATGGTCACCTCTACTGGCATGTAATTCAAGATTTTCAAAGCGGTTATCATCCTTTATCCCGTTTTTATGATGGATAACTTCCCACGAATGTAAGCATCATCCTAGATGCTTTGCCATGACCAGGCGGTGCTCAAACACATACCCCTCTTTATCAGCCATTGGATAAAAGAAATCATCTGGAAGGAGTAATATAGTAATATAACCATGTCCATCATAAATCCGTCCCCCTTTCCAGTTAGGATGCCTATTGCCCTTTTTCCCGCATGAAAGACAATGTTTATCTTTGGGATACCCTCTTTTTAATTGAACCCATCGCTCCTTGCCACAATTTACACAGGCGTACCAAATATATTTGACATATTTGCTTTTCTTACTTGTGTCGCCTTGAGGATATTTATCAACCCAAATTTCTTGTGCTCTTCTGATTTCCCCAATTTTAGGCATGTTTTCTCCTAGCCTTATTCCAATAGGGAGATTTACATTTCGGGCAGATAGTAACCTCTTCTTGGCGTGGTGTCCAAGTATGACCGCATCGCTTACAGGTTAATCTCGGTATTTTTAGCTTCATATCTTTACTTATAAGCATAGCATATATGTAAAACTATGTCAATCTCAAGCACTTACTAGGGGGTAATGGACAATGGATGATGTTACCAAAATCGAGAAATATGAAGACGAACTTAGTCAACTTATTCAAAGGATGCGCAAGGATGGGATTAGGGAAGAGGTTATTCATTTTATCTTAGACCAAGCTGCAAGGGACTCAGAGACAAAGATTATCGCTAAGGGGGAATTAAGCCCAAATAAGCTAGTATGCCCCTAGGAGGTTGCTGGCTGCCTGTTGAACTTGTTTTGCGACTCTTTAGTCCATATCGAATACCCTGCCTTAACATCGCACAGAAAACCCTGGAGAAATCCAGGGTTCTCTTTTTATTTTAGGCCGAGTCTATCTACCGGGCTAAACTTTTCATGGGATAGCAGGGCATCATCAGTATTTAAGGCACCGCTATATCTCCGAACCATAGCCAGGTCAGAATGCCCCAATAAAATCTGGAGCGAGAAAATATCCCCCCCATTTCTGAGAAAATTCACCGCAAAGCTATGGCGGAATTTATGAGCGGAGAGATTAGGCACATTGGCTGCTATGCTCATGCGCTTAATAGCTTGGCTTAAACCATTCGCTTGTATTGGTATCCGTTCCTCGGTAAGCCAGAGGTTATTATACTGGCCACTACGTATCTTTAGATAATTCCAGAGTACCTTAATTGTCACGCGCCCTATCCTTACCATGCGTTCCTTATTTCCCTTACCGGTGATCTTAAAAAGTCCATTGCCCAGGTCTATATCAGATAACTTCAGATTCGTCAATTCCTGGAGTCTTATCCCGGTATCATATAGAATAAAGAGGATTGCCTTGTCTCTCCTACCCAGGAATTTATCATCACACGATTTGACCAATGCCTTAAACTCCGTGGGACCAATAGTAGGGATATTTTTACGGGGCAATGTGGGAGCCTTCGTGCTTAATACGGGATTAGCGCCTATATAATAATGTTCCTTGGTCGCCCAATTAAAAAAGGCTCTAAGAGCTCGATATGAGCCGTGCATCATATAAACAGTAGCCTGTTTTGTTTTGAGATAATCTTTTATATGTTCCTTGGTAATGTCATGGATATATCGCGGCAGGGGTTGTGAGAGAAAATAATCTAAATGCTGGCGATAATACCGGAGGGTTGCAGGGGTTCTGTTTTCGAGCTTAAGGCTGAAGAGGAATTCTTCACTTGCCTGGTGCAATTCCTTTTGAATAAAAGTATTAGTCATTTGGTGTAAAAGCTGTATGTTTTCGCCTATTTGAGATAATATGCCGTAAAAGTCAGTTGGTATAAACTGAATCGAGCCTCTTTTAATTAGATTCATTTGTGAGCCGCCAGGGTCTCGAACCCTGAACCTGCTGATTAAGAGTCCCTATTCTCAAAAACTAGCAAGGATGTTCTGTTAATCTGTGGCAATAGAGACAATGCCATAGGCAGCGATGGTGTACTCATCGGCAAGGACTTCACCATCCTTGATTATTTCTACCTTAAGAAAACCATCTTCAGTTTGTTTCTGAAAGGTAACTGAAACCATTGTCCCAGTTACAGAATATTCTGCGGGAATAAGACTGTCTACTGATTTAGAGATGGATTGACCATCTGCCGTAATTACTAGGTAACTGCCCGAAAAAAATAGACCCTCTGTTCCTGAGACTTTAATTTGAAATGCCGAATCTCTAGGACCAGTACACATAACAATCACAACGATAATGATTATGACTGCAACGATACCGACAATTATTCCTACCCTTTTCACTTCAACCTCTTACTTTTCCCTATAAATGCCAACGACTACGCCATGGGTGTGAACATTATCAGGCCGGTATTTGCCATTGTTATCCTCAAGATAATCGCCGGTAAAACGCTTAACTGATGCTTGTCCATCTATGATGACTACTACCAATTTACCAGGGCTAGGCTGTTGCTCAGTATCAACTATCACCGTATCCCCTTCAAGAATTTCTGGCATAAGACAAAAGCCCTTCACTCTATAAGCTCGTAAGGATTCAGGTGCTGCCTTAACTCTAGTGCAGGCAACCCAATCTATTGGTTCAATCCCGTCCCCGGCGGAGACTTCGGTATAGACGGGAATATAAGCCTTAATACTGAGCTCCAAGTCAGCCAGCGAGGTTTTGGGCGCGAATTTTAACTCAGGGGACTCGCCAAAGAAGACGCTTGGAGGTTTGTCTAAGCCTTTGGCAAGGCGCTGAGCTGTTTTCAGTGTGATGCTTTTAACCTTTCCACTCTCTATTTTTATGATGTGTACCCTATCAATGCCTGAACGTCTTGCCAATTCTCTTTTACTGAGACGCGCTTGCTCTCTGAGGCGTCTAAGTTTGTGCCCAATAGCCTCTTCGGTCATGGCAGTATCATGGTTAATTATTTGCTCTGTCGCCAAGTTTAACAAGTGTGAACAAATGATACATCTGGTGTTGAACAATAGGAAGGTCTTATGTTCTAGAACTATGTTCTAGTCACCAGTATGTTGCAATTTGCTACCGCCCAATTTTGATGACTTTTATAGCCAAAATAGCTACGAAATAGCCCCTTGACATTTTCGCAAGGGGGGTGTAAGATAGGCACAGTGGATAAAGTGAACAGGGTTGAAAACATGGCTCGTCTAAAAGAATTAGGTTATTCCTACGCAGCGATTGGGGCACTATATGGCGTATCAAGGCAACGAGTCCATCAACTTATCAGTGGTTACTACAGAAATTGTGCGAGCCTAAAACATGAGAATGGCTGGTATCGGCGAATTCACAATATGGTTATTAAAAGGGATAGTGGCAAATGTCAAAAATGCGCAGAGGAGAAAAACCTAGTCGTTCATCATCTCGATGGCAATGTAAATAACAATAAGTTCTCTAATCTCATCACCCTTTGCAATCAATGCCACTTGAATTTACATAGACCAAATGGGCAGAAAACATCACCAACTATGCCACAAATTGGCGAGGCAATAACGATGATTACCGAGGCGGGAAATGAACCCTAAAGACTCAGGGCATAAAGGTGGAATAGCGACAAGGGACAAGTATCCGACTTTATGTCCTTTGTGCGGACACTTAATAAAGAGCCAATTCTTTTCAGAGAACGGGCAGAAAGGAGGTGAAGCCACATTTAAGAGATACGGAAGAGAACACTATGTAGAAATGGGACTTAGGGGAGGGAGACCAAAGAGTACATCAGCCGCGGAGTCGAGCGGTCCTGAAATACAAGAGGGGCTGGAGTTACTTCCAGCCCCGGGGAGTAGAGAAATTGTTAAAGTCTAATTATATCACGGAAGAGCAGAGAAGGCAAGGCATTGATGTGAGGGAAGAGGGCGATCATATCCTGGAACTTCTCAAAGACGGCCAGGTTGTCGCTCGCTTCAGCCAAACCGGGGTCGAGATATGCAACGTCTTAAAAGAAATCGAGGCGGGGAAATATGATAACTAAAAAGAGGATCGAGTTCTCTAAGGGCGAAACGCAGGCTTTGCTTAACGCAAGCTCCGCGGAGCTAGCCAAACAAATCAAGCGAAATTGTATCAACCCGGACTTAGCTACTGTGGTCGAGAAGGCTTCAAAAGTCTTGGCAAAGTTTAATGCCTTGCCTGAAGCTGAAAAAGAGGGAATGAAATGAGCGAATATAAATTCTGGATGGTATGGATTGAAGGTCAAGGCATCCCAAATACCAAGCATTACACTTGTGATGAGGCTAGATTAGAGGCTGAGCGATTGCTCAAATTACCTGAGAACAGATGGCGGATAGCCTATATCCTTGAGTGCATGAGTTTCGGGGCAATAGAAAGCCCGCCAGTGATCTGGCGAACTGTGGTGGAAAGGACGGAATAAGATGGAATGTCAATTTAGATTGATTGCATGGGCAAGTCTCAGCCAAGAAAGAAAAGATAGGGGTGATTGGTTTGATACAAGTTGTTGTCAAAGTAATTGCCCTCTATGGAATGAGCGTTTCGGCAAGTGTTCCCTGGCCGTTGATGCTCACCTGAAAGGGGAAGAGGATAGGCTGTTGGAGCAAGAAATGATAAGGAAGGGCGGTTAATATGCAACTCTGTCGGAACTGTGAATCCTGGCAAACAACTTCTCAATGGAAAGGGAAATGTGAAATTCATCCCTGGAAAAAAGATAAATATAGCGAGGATGCCAGCGTTCCCGACTGCCCAGACTATGTTGATAAATATGCCAAATATAAAGTAGCAACGAAAGGAGGAAAATAAATGGCAGATGGAAAAGAAGTAATTGTTCAGGACCAGGGGGTTGCCCTGAGTCCTGCCGAAGTCGTGGAGAGTGCCACAGCACAGGCAAGGCTCCTGATGAACATTGTCAATCAAACAAAGTGCTATCAGGAAATCTCAGGCAAAAAATATCTTCAGGTTGAAGCATGGGAAACCATTGGTGCCTTCAATCGCACACACGCCGAAACTAAAGAAATCACGCCCATCATTAAAGAAGATGAAATCATTGGCTATGCAGCCCATGTCCAATTATGGAAGGATGGCGTTATAGTCGGCGGTGCGATTATGCCATGTTACTTCACCGAGAATTGCTGCAAGGGTAAGACCGGCGAGGCAAAACATAAGGCTTGTATGAGTGCAGCACAGACTTTCGCCACAAGTAAGGCATACCGCATGAATTTCAGCTATGTGGCAATCCTTGCAGGCTTCCAAGCCACACCTGCCGAGGAAATCACTGAGGACTTTGGGAGTGAACAGACGGAACACTATTGCCCGATTCATCAAACACAGTTCTTCAAGAGAGGGAAAATGACGAATTATGCTCATCCGATAAAGGATGAGAATGGCGAGGATACTGGTGAATGGTGCAATGAAATTAAGGAGAAAGCGCCTGAACCGAAGCTAGAACCTCAACTCCCAGCATCATCCGAAGCTAAAACCCCAGTGCCAGCGAAGACATCTGGAACTATTGACGAAGCCTGGGAGAACATGGGTAAAGAATCTCCCAGTGGCAAGAAGATTCAGAACGTAACCGAACTCAAGGGGTTAATGGCAAAGCACAAAGTCGGGACCCGAGAGGCGTACGAGATTCTGAGCATCGGTTCATTCATAGACCTTGTAGATTTGGATAAAGCCTGGACAGATATAAAGAAAGCAAAAGGGATTGAACCTTAAAAAGGAGGAAACCATGATAACACGTTGGCATCAGGTCAAATGTAGTGGTGGGTGTCCACAAATAGTGGGGGGTGCGCATCCGAGACCACGCACAGGCTAATCCTTTTTGAGAGCTTCTTAAAGAGTTAAGAGGCTCAATTAAGAGGAATAGAGTGATTTGTTCTCAATGTGGGCAACCCTTAGTAGAGACTGACTTCAATAGACACTTTGTCTATCTCTGCTTAAACTGGCAGTGTTCCTTATACCGGGTTCCCCAGGGGACAAGGACAAAACTCAGCTATCGGGAAAATCGTCTTGTTCCAAAGAATAAATACAGTAACCATAAAACCTTGGAATCATATATGGATTACCTAGAACGGAGGAAGGCCTATTACCAGAAAATGATAGATTGGGGGTTTCCCTCAGCCGTAGCAGGGCGGTTTAAAAGTCTCCGCCAGGTGAAGAGGATAGGGAAGCTAATTAAAAGAGGGTTATCGCCGGAGCAGAGTTTGAAGGAGGAATAATGTCAACAGAATATGAACGGATAAGAGAGCAACTTGCTGATTGGTTATTACAGAATATCAATCAGGGCTGTGGCTTCAAGGAAATGACTTTTGGAGAGGCTGCTACTGAAATCCTAAAGTTTAGTGGCATAGAGATAAAGAGTGATGACCAAAGCTTGCCATTATCAGGCCCTTATAATTTAGGTGAGGCTACCAGCGTTAGGGCAGCAAGAGAAGATATGCTCAAGCAGAATTGGATTAAAGTAATCCCAAAGAAATAACACTGAAATAAGAGGAGGGGAAAATGACACACAGTATATTTGGATGGGATTTACCACCAGGATGCACAATGAATGATATTGAAAGAGCCTATGGAGACCAGCCTCTTCTTGATGAGATGTTTGAGACTCATGGTAACCTAACAGATGAGGAAAAGCAAATCTGGAAGCGGGTGTATGAATTAGATGGAGCTCTTTCCAATCTCATTATTAAGGCAATGGATTGGGCAATGGAGTCTGGTTACAAGGCTTGCCAAGGTCATGAAGAGGAAAACAAGTTTTATGATAGTCAATATCACCAGAAGGTAAGGATACCAAAACTTCGTGCCTACTTTAAGAGATTGCGTCAGGGTGTCTCCCAAAGAGGAGGGAATTGTGAAAGCGATTGAGACTGTAATGCCAGGACACTATTCGCCAGAGGAGTTCTACAGATTAAATAAACAAGCTGAAATCTCCTTCAAGGCTGGACAGGATTCCAGATTGGAAGGAAGTGAAGGAGTGGTTTATGAAATATGAAACTTGCTTTATCAGTGAGGAGGTTCGCAAAGAAGGGAAACATACTACTTTACTAATCCCTGACGCTGAGAAGAGGATTCAATTCAAGAAATGGGGCTTGGAAGGAGACAAGAAATGAATATCGAGGTAATCAGACCAGACGGAGATTTGAAACGGGAACGATGGACATTTAGTCTTGTTGTTGATTGGGCTAACAATGGGATTATCTACTTGAATACTTATAATTTTGAGACTAGAGAAACACTACGCCATAAAAAATGGCAGAAACAAACTAATTGGGATAGGCTAGATAAGAGAACGAATAATATAGATAGCCCCCCATTATTGGAAGATGTAATAACAGAGGCGAGACGCTTCTTCGCCAAGCAGATAGAGGCTTTGCCAATAAAAATATGATGAAGACTATTAACCCTTTCACCTCCTTTCTTTTAGATATGGGCAGCGGGGCTTATCCTCGCCTTTCCCAGAGGTATGAATTGGAGAAGATGAAATGGGATTAAATAAGCAAAAAGGCAATATGTATCCCTTTGTAACTCATACTTGGAATCCTATACGGGGGCAATGCCCTCACGATTGCGTTTATTGCTATATGAAGGTGTTTCCCCAGCCTGAGTTTCATTTTGTGGAGAAGGAAATGGGGACTAATCTTGGGGAGGGTAATTTTATCTTTGTTGGGAGTTCAACCGATATGTGGTGCTATAAGGCACTTGTGGAATGGCTACTCATTACCCTAAAACATTGCTATAAATATCCCCTTAACCGCTATCTGTTTCAAAGTAAAGACCCATCAAGGTTCGAGATGCTTCTTGAGTTTATGCCCCCTGATTTTATTCTCGGCACAACCATAGAGTCTAATAGAGATTATGACGACGTAACCCAAGCTCCTACGTCAGAAGCGAGGATGCTGGCGATGCGAGATTTGCCTCATCCTAAAATGGTTAGTATTGAACCTATAATGGACTTCGACCTTGATATTCTCGTTGACTGGACAAAACAAATTGCCCCTGTTTTTGTGAGCATCGGTGCTGATAGTAAGGGACATAATCTACTAGAGCCGCCACCTGACAAAGTAAATATGCTTATTGAGAGGCTGACAAAATTCACAGAAGTAAAGATAAAAGACAATCTTAAAAGATTGAGGTATGAATGAGTATGAAGACTTATTATCAAGATAAGTGGGCAACAAGATGAATGACAATATATTTTGGGATAGGATTCAAGAACGGGCAGATGAAACTATTAGTGCATTAAGGGAAAAGAGAACTCCTGAAATAGTACGCTTTGCCATTCATTTGACCAATCGTTGCAATATGAGTTGTATCTATTGTCATGAGATTAAGGGGAGCAAAATAATGGATAGGAAGCTCTTTTCTAATCTATGCGAAAGGGCAGGAAAGAAAGGGATTATTCATATAACAGGGGGAGAACCAACTTGTGTTCCCTGGCTAGATGAGGAGATATATTTACAGCGAAATATTACCAAGATGGCCCTAAATACCAATTTATTAAGGCTCCCGAATCGTAAGGCAATGAAATCCCTCTTTAGAATTAAAACCTCTCTCGATGATTATGACGCTGAACGATGGAATCAACTTGTTGGTGGCGATTATTTCGAGAAAGTTATAGCCAATATCAAAGAGGCAATTTATCATGTGGCACACGTTTCCGTATCTTATACGGCCACACATCAAAACGCCTCAAGGTTTGAACGGTTCATAGAATTTTGCCAAGACAATTTCCCCAATCTCTATTCTGTGTCTGCCTCTTTCTTTAAGGGTGATGGCGATATGGCTTTAACAAAAGATGATGTGGCTATCTTATTTAAGGCATCTGAAAAACTTGATTCTGTTTCAAAATACATATTCGACACAACTCACCATATGAATGGTAATTACTTTCCTGAAAACATAGAAATCCCATGTTACCTTTCTATGACCGAGCGTCTTTATGACGAATATGGCAGAGAGTTTTATTGCTCTCATTTATTCCGAGACCATGTTTCACCTCCGGGCAATCCTGGGAAAGACCCACACTGCGTTACAGGATGCAATGCCCGATTTAGTAAATATAATCAATTAGTACATCAAAAGAAGTTATGAGTATGACAGGAGAGAGGAATGGCTAGAGGCAGATTTGTAAGCAAAGAAATTAGTCTAGACGAGAAAGTAGATGCACTGTCAGATGATACTTGTCGGCTACTCTTTACTTGGCTGATTACTCACTTGGATTGTGAGGGCAGGATGCACGGAGATGCGACAACCGTGAAAAGCATTGTGTTCCCCCGGCGGACAATCACTGTCCCAAAAATTGAAAAATACCTCAAGGAATTAGAACTTTCTGGGCTAATTTCCCGTTATTCTGTTAATGGAAATCAATATTTATGGATGAAAAACTTTGAAAAACACCAGCCTGGGTTGAGAAAAGATAGGGAATCTCAATCACAAATCCCCTCAATTCCTCCTGAATTACTCCAGAGTAATGACGGAGTAAGTCCAATAGAAGTTAAAGAACAAGTTAAAGTTAAAGAACAAGTTAAAGAAGAAGGTTGTTGTTTATCTATAGAAGAAGTTTACGAAGTTTATAAGAAAGCATTGGGGACCGACTCTTTAAGTGAAGACGTAGAGAACGAAATAGGGCTCGCGGTAAAAAGATTCACGGCTCCCTGGGTGGCCGACGCTATCCGGGAAGCAGTGAAACGCAATAGAAAGGATTGGAGATACATCGGCGGAATCTTAAAGAACTGGGAACGGTACGGGAAGGATGCCGTGCCGCCGGATAAATACAGTAGGGGCAAGTATCAAGGACTCGTGAAGAGATAGCCGTTGCAAAGCAAAGATAGAGTAAAGGAGGAGTAAATGCAGGAATTTTATTGTAAGGTAAATGAAACACCTGGGAAGGTGGAGAAGCCACTGATATTAAATGGTGAGGAATTAAAGGGAGGTTATTACAAGGACCAGCATTTAAGGAGGATAATCTATCTGGCCAAGGCTGAGGTAGCAGAAGATATTGGAGGACTCATTTGTTGCCTTGCAGGGAATCTGATGCTAGAAGATAAAGAGGCAGGAACATTATTAGCTAATCAGTTACAGCCCTTAGTTGATACCATCAAGGCTAGATATTTACCCCATTTGCCAAGAAAAGGAAAACTGGTGTCGGAATGAGCAATAAGACAGCAAGTGAGAGATTTTGGGCTAAGGTCGTAAAGCAATCATCGGGGTGTTGGGAGTGGATTGGGTGTCTCACAAGCAATGGTTATGGTTTATTTTGGGATGGGAATGGCAAGATAAGAGCACACAGATTTGCCTATGAAGAATCGAGGGATATCATCCCAGATGGGTTTGAGATTGACCACCTATGCCGCAATAAGGTATGTGTTAACCCAAGCCACTTGGAAGTTGTAACACGAACCGAAAATATCAAGAGGGGCATACTCCCTAATATTCTGAGGGCTAGGAAACTTTCTAGGAATTGCTGCCTACATGGGCATCCATATAATTTATTCAACACACATATTCGCCCTGATGGTTCAAGGGAATGTAGGGCGTGTAGGAAGATTTACAAACAAAGAATCAAGTAATGGAGGAGAAATGAAACTACAAGGTAGCAGGCAAGCAAGGATTCAATGCGTGGAGTGTAGCAGAGTAAGTGAGTCGTTTCGGGTTTGGCTTTATGAGGAAGAGGGGGAATCGCTATTTGACCTTAAAGATAGTTGTATGCCGAAAGGGTGGCAAATCGAGGATGAGGTAGAGCTTGATGATGACCTTATTTGTGGTTATTGCCCGAAACATTTGGAATCCGAGTAGATGAAACCATACGAAAGGAGAAGATGAACGATATAGAACAAGAACTAAATAAGAAACTGGCAGGGTGGGCAGGGTTTACATCAAATACCCCAGACGATGATTGGGCTGTATGGATATTGTGGGGCAACCCTAATTTCAAAACTCTCATTAGGAAAAGAGTTGCACAAGGCAGACTCAATGTCGGATTATGCTTCACCCAATCCCTAAATGCCTGCTTTAAGTGGCTTGTGCCCAAAGCAATAGAGAAAGTTATGGCTGAGCAGGAATGTAGTAGTGATGTTGCCTATACTATTTTATTCAAGAAATGGTTACAAGAGCTAGAATTGATTATCCCAAATGCTGCTCTTGCTCTCTGTCTAGCCATTATGAAGTTATGAAGTTTAGCAGTTAGATGATATGGAGCTGAAATGAACGAAGAACAAAGTGCAACGGTAAAGAAGTTTCTGGAAGTCGTCAAAGGCAAGGTTGAAGAAGCGAAGCGAATGATGAAACGAGAAGGTTTTGTCATTGATGACCTTGATGACCGCTGGCAAAAGTTAGCCTTCACTTTATACACAGACATAGTAGCTTTGTCCACTGAGGCTGAGCAGATTTTAGAATATTTAACAGATGATATGGAGCTATGATGTTCAAGACTAAAGAAAGGAAAACGAAAACCGACAGGCAAAAAGCAGAAGTCCGGTGCGATGATCTCTATTCAGAGTATATTCGCAAGAGGGCGATGATGTTCGTTGGCGGCTGTCAACGTTGTCATAGTCCTAGATTCGATATTCAGAAGGATAATGGCTCTATATTTCCCGCATGGAAACAACTCGATTGTGGCCACTGCCATGGTCGAGGGAAACATACTGTCCGGTGGGACCCTCGAAATGCCGCTGGAATATGCGGTGGTTGTCACAAATACATTGATGCTCAGATTATAGCCAAAGAGGAATTATTCCGTCGCTTACTGGGCGAGGAGGAATACGAGCGCCTTTATGTTCTGGCCGAAATGACCACGAAATCGTCGCCGATTGATTATAATTTAATTGAGTTATATCTGAAGCAATTATTGAAGGAGGTATATGATGGAATGGCAAAAGTGTCCAGTTTGTAACGGCACAGGGCAAGTTCCCCATGATTTCTATCGGGCACATCCCCGAAGGGATAGTACCATGGCAGAAGACAAACCAATGGAAACTTGCCAAACTTGCGAGGGGAGAGGAATAGTTGTAAGACCCTTTATAGAGAGAACATGATTGACGGCGTAAAGCTGATAGAGTGCAAGCTCACCCGTGCACAGAAAGCCCTATTGGATTGGGGGATAAAACATCCGCATAGCAAGATTAGGGAACTTGAGTTTGTAGATGGGCAACCCATGAAGATTGTTGTAAATACTGAGGATGGACTTGGGACAGAAATGGTCAGATTTGATAAACTAGTAAATGGAGGCTAAATGGACACTTCAGAAACTTATATCAAGATGTGTGAGAAGGCGGTGGAGATACAGGCACTAAGAAAGCCGTATTCTAATGAAAGGCATCCTGATTTGTTTGTAGATGGTGATGTTTTGTTTGTAGATGGTAAAATTTACATCTATGCTATTAAGTCTGTCACGCTCCGTGATTGGCAAGACGCCAATGGCAAGGTATTGTATATTGCCACGGCAGAAGATGGTAGAGGGCATTACAATAAACGCAAAGTAGTCTGGCTACCTCGCCAAGACCAGTTGCAGGAGATGGTGAAGCGTGGAAGGGAAAAGTTCTTTCCCTATAATCTTTTATGGAGATTATATCGTGCCATCTCAACCAATGCTAAGGGTAATATCCATAATTCTGAATTTACCTCAATGGAGCAACTTTGGCTGGCTTTTGTGATAAAGGAACGTTGGAATAAAGTTTGGAATAATGAGGACTGGATTTTACAAAATGAATAAGAAATTAAGCTAAATTAGCTGACCAGCATAGGAACTGGAGGCGAGTTCAGGGAGAAATCCCGGACTCGCCTTTTTTGTTGATATGGCAAAACTTTGGGACTCACTCTCACCAATAAGCAAGGTGAACCTAGCAAGGGTTTATAAGAACCTGACAGGACTCGACTTTGTGCCCCCGAAGGGCGAGGACAAGCGTGGGATTCACTGTGAGGTAAAGATTGAAAGCCTGCCTGAGCTAGATAAGTTGATGAAGGAAACCCCAAATTATCCGATTGATGTTCAAGGGAGGGAATGAAAATGAACAAGGATTTTACTCTATTCCAGAGTGAGTTCAAGAAGTGGCAGAAGCTATTTGGGCTAACTGGCTATAAGGTTTATTTCAAATACGAGCCACTGGGTACCGATTTTGCCGCCATCTGTGTTAATCAAGGGAGTATGGTGGCTACTGTAACATTAAATAGCAAACTTCCCAATAAAGATAAACCCTTCAAGCATATTAAGCGAAGTGCCAAGCATGAGGCGATACATTTACTGGTAGCAAGGTTAGAGCAGAATGGGCGCTACCGTTATACATCGGAAAATGAAATATATGAAGCTACTGAGGAGTTAGCAAATAGATTGGGGAATTTAATTCTATGAGCGAACCTGGGGACTGCCGGCACTGTCGAGATTATCGAGAATGTATTGGTAAACCCTGGTTCAATTTTGCTGAGATTAAATTTTGCATCTATCAAATCCTCTGGATACTCTTGAACGCCGACACGCTACGAACTGGACACTGGCCACAAGACCCCGATAACCCAAGCGACAATCTTGGGCAGAGAAGTATCAAGACCGAAGCATCCTTTGTAAAACCAGGAATCATAATCGCCGAGGTGGAGAAGAGACTAGAAAGAACCGGCATCCAAGCGGAGCTTTTAATAACTCAAGTTGAGGATGGCAGAACCTTAAGTAATCTAAGCGATGGCGCCAGGGAAGTCTTAATGTATGTCAAAGGGCTTTCAAGAAAAAGCACAGGGTTCAAAAGGTGGTTGAGGAAGGTCTATTATCGGTCTCAAGATGCCCAAAAAGGGCAATTTTTAGCCAAAAAGGTGGCACCTTGACAAATTTTAATCGGGAGGATAGACTTTATGACAAGGCAAATTATGCCCCAAGCCTGCTTCGGCGGGTTTTTTTGTTGCCATCCGAAAGGGTGGCTTTTCTATTTCAGGATACTTATTGGAGAAGGAGGTGAACAGTGAAGAAATAGAACTCACCGTTACACCAAAATACAAATCAAGGAGGTGAATATGGATTTAATATTTATAGCAATAGCAGCGACTATTGGGGCTGTGGTAGCCGGTCTCTTGGGGTGGTTCGGATCGGGCGAGGTATTTAACCCCCGCAAATTCTGGCCGACCATTTTGAGGGCGGTTATTGCTGGCGGGATTGTCGCAGTAAGTTATCCACTCATTCAGACTTTGGGCTTGTGGACTGGGCTTATCGGTGCTTTCCTGACCGGTGCTGGTGTAGATGTTCTTGGCAACCGTCTTGCTGGGAGCATTACAACTACTGGCCCGACTTCAACCAGCCCCCCAAAGTAAAAAGTAGAATAATTCTTTTCAACCTCAATCTCCTTTATAGGTGTTGGTGGCTCGGTTCAGTGCCGGGCCACTGACTTACATCGCGGGGAAGTGAAACGGTAACACACAGGGCTCATATCCCTGAGAACTGGGTTCAATTCCCAGCCCCGCCATTAAGGAAATGACAGCGGGATAAGATTCAGTTCCCAATTCTTGAACTTATACTACACCCAGAAAGTAATAATAAGTGCATGATATTTCAGGGTTGGTTTGATGGCAAAGAACACTAAAGGAAAACATGAACAATAAGATTTTACTCGTCATAATCGGAATCTTGAGTATATTAGTTGTCGCCTTACTATGGATGCAATCGCATGGAATTTGAGAATGACGCTTTTAGCTGGATTGAAGGCAGCATAACAGAGACAGAGGAAAGAACGACTGAGGGACAAGATGAAGTTCACGCCTAGTTCCTTGGGAATCATCAGGATAAAAAGCCCGGATGGAGTGAAACTATTCCAGGCAAACAGAAAAGACCGCAGAGCTTTTTTAAGAAGGAATCGAAAGAGGTTAGTTAAGATATGACTGGAGAGACAAAAAGGAAAAGGCTTACCCAAAAGCAGGAGACATTCTGCCTTAATGTATTTCAGGGGATGAGTCAACGTGAAGCCTATTTGAAGGCTGGTTATTCTGCAAATATGGCTTTATCGGTTATAGATGTTAAGGCTTCGGAGTTGGCGAATCATGGTAAGGTCTCGGTAAGAATTCAAGAACTTAGGCAAAAGGCTGAGGATGCTACCATAGCGGACGTTAAGGAACGAAAGCAAATCCTGACTGAGATAGCTAGGGCAAACATGACTAACTTCGTTGAGGTAGGGCAAGACGGGGCATGGTTCAACATAGATGAAACGAATCTTAATAATAGAGCCATTCAGTCAGTCCAGAGTAAAACGGTATTAGGGAAAGATGGCGCTGATGATGCTGTCTTTATAAGAGTCAGCCTACACGACCCTACAAAGGCAATAGACCTACTGAACAAGATGGACAAACTCTATGCTGAGGGGGTGCCAGTCAACATAGATAACAGGCAAGTTAATATCTATGTCATAGATAGCGAGACTAAAACACTGATTTCCCGGGTGGGAGAAAGGACAAAGCTATTAAACAATGGACATGAGGACGACCAAAGTATTCAAGGCGGTTCTGGAAGCATGGGTTCAGGGCAAGAGACGCATTAAGTTAGAAGGGGGGACATGGAGTAGCAAGACATACTCTGCCCTGCAAGCACTCCAGGTCATCGCTGAGAAGGCCGAGATTCCCCTTGATATTAGTGTCGTGTCAGAATCCTTACCCCACTTGAAGCAAGGCTGTATCAGGGACTTCTTCAATATCCTGGGGGAAGATAAGGAAAACAACCCGCTCTATAACAAGACCGATCACATCTACAACCGGCCTGGTTGGAAGGGCAAGTTTCAGTTCTTTGGTGCTGATGATGACAGCAAAGTGAGGGGACCGCGCCGGCACATTCTGTTTATCAATGAGGCCAATAACATACCCTGGGAGACGGCGCGGGGATTAGATATTAGAACTGAGCTGTTTACTATCTTGGACTGGAACCCTGTCGGTGAGTTCTGGGCTCACGAACAATGGCTAGAAGATGTTAACGCTTATGACCACTCAACTTATCTGGATGCCATAGATGTCATTCCCCAAAGCAAAGTGATTGACATAGAGTCCTACCGGGATAAGGACCCGAACTGGTGGAACATCTACGGGCTAGGGCTGATAGGGAAGATAGAGGGCTTAGTCTATCCTCATTTCGAGCAGGTGGATGTCTTGCCAATGGGTGAGGTCTTTTATGGGCTGGACTTCGGCTTTGCAGTTGATCCCACAGTCTTAGTTAAGAACGTGATCCTGGGAGACAAACTCTATTCGCAAGAGATGTTCTACGACAAATCAGCGCTCACCAATGACCAAATAGCCAGGAAACTAAAGCTCTTGGGCATTAACAAAGAACCCATCTATCCTGATCCCGATGAACCTAAGAGTGCTGAGGAAATACGACAACTGGGGTTTAATGTGGTCGAGGCGGTCAAGGGCAAAGGGAGCGTTGAGTTCGGTATTCAAAGAGTCAATCAGTATTACCAGCACTGGACCAAGGATAGCCTGAACTGTATCAAAGAGCAAAGGAACTTTCGGTATATCAAAGACAGGATTACCGGGGTGCTTACTGACAAGACTACACACACTTGGTCGCACGGTATGGACACTAGAAGATATGCCGTAGCATCTCATAAGTTTGTCCCATCAGGCGAATCACCAGTCTGGCAATTTTAGGAGGACATTATGGCTCAGGAAAAACTACCAGCAATAGTAGCTAGAATTGACGAAAGAACTGCGAACATACAGAAAGATGTAATCGAATTGAAAGTCGGGCTTGCGAAGGTGGTAGATACTGTTAATGGGCATAGCACACAATTAGCAACTATCACAGAACAGATTAAGGACTCAAATCATGGCTTGAGTAGGAGGCAAACGGCAGGGATCGGCGGTGCTGCCGGGGTTATTGCCTCTATCCTCGTAGCCATTATTGAATACTTCAGGCATTAAGGAGCAACTATGGCAGACGAATCAAGAGAGGAATACAAATTATTTGACGATAAACGGGAGGAGATGAAGCCCATCTTTGACCGCAATGATGTGGACGAAGCCCTGTATTTTATGAAGCCGTTTAAGATGATGCAACTTGATGGCAAAAAGGAAATGGAGGATGTTGCCAATATCACTCTGAACGACGCCTTGATTTATGTTCAAAAGTGCATATCAATCTTGGGCGGGGCTAATATGCAGATTGTTATTGAAGGGAAGGGGCTGAGCGATACGAAAACTAACACAATCGAGCAGTTTCTTAAAGACATATTCTACATAATAGACGAGCAACTGCCGAAGCGAAAAATACCGGGGCTAGACTCTTTCCTCAATGAACAACTAGGTGTGAGAGGGCGAATTGCTGCTAGGATATGTATAAGAATTGACCCAGTAAGAGGTTTAGTTCCCGATGTCCTGCCACTAGACACTCGTTGTTACACCGATGACATAGATGGCAAGGACTTGGTTTGGGCTGCTCCGTGGTTTAGGCAATCGAAGGCACAGATTGAAAGGGAATATACCAAGCCAGGGGACAGGTTATCAGCGGTAAAGATAGAAAGTTATGCCGAGGTGGTTGACTTCTGGGACCCTGAGAAGAATGTCGTCTTTGTGGATAAGCAGATAATCAGAGAGCAACCCAATCCCTATGGATATGTCCCATTCGTTTGTGTTATCTGTCCTACTGGTTCTAGTTTAGGGACAGAAGATGCAGTAGAACATCAGGGCGAAAGTTTCCTGTGGGCGAATCGTGACCTCTGGGATATGAAGAATGAGGCGGTTACCATACTCCGAACATTGAATATAGATTCTCTAGCCAGGGCACTACAATATGAGAGTTCTCATGGGGAGAATATGCCCAAACCTGAGAAATCGCCATATAAGCAAAAGACAGTTCATGGCGTGGAGAAAGGCGGAGGTTACAAGTTCATGCCCATCTCCGACATTAAGAACGCTACAAGGTTATATTACTCAATTATAGAGACTGGGAATCAGAGAGGAAGTCTATCAGCCATTGACTATGGCACACTAGGATTCCCGCTATCCAATGTAGCAATTACCCAGTTGACGGGTTCGAGAGATGACATATTTCTGCCGAGAGTAAATACAAAGGCTTGGTTCTATCAATCTGGGAGCAGGATGATTATCAAACAGTGCATCCAGCTTGACGAGAACTTGGAGCTTGGGCAAGAAGGAAGCAAGAATAGTTACACGAAAGCCGACTTAGAGGGAGACTACTCGATTCAATATACATTCCGCAGTATATCAAAGGAACAACAGATGGCTGACTTACAATTTGCGATTGCTGCTCGTGGTGTTCTCCCTGATGATTACGTTATTAGAGAGATAATCAAGGCTGAAAACCCAACTGGAATGTTGACTCAACTAAGGGCTGAGCGGGCGGAGAGAATTGATGAGGTTCTATTCCTGTTCAATAGTGCTAATAGTCTCCTGGAGGAAAAGAATGGGCAGAAGCCCAGTATAGTAGAGAAACTTGAGGCTGATATTCTGACTAGCCGAGCAGAGACTATCCTAGCACAAAGGCGAGCAATGGGGCAGTTAAGCCCGATTGAGGGCAAGGCGAAGGAAGAGGCAGGAGGGAAGAAAGCTGAAGAGGCAGCGGCCTTATTGACTGCCGGAGGTGGCGGAACACGAGGATCACCAGAAACTACCAAGGGTGAGGAGGTAGCAAATGTCTAAACTGGACTATGACTACACGCAAGAGGACTTATATCGTCGTTTCATTAACGCTGTTAGAGGTGAACCAATAGAGTCTAAAGAGAAAGGCAAGAAGCCTATCAAGATTCAGGAGTTGTTAGCGAAAACCAAGCTAGGAAAGAAGCAATGATTGATATAGACGAAGAGAACCTGTTAAGGCAATATGCTCAAGCCAAGGATACGGAGATAGGGCGCCTATTGGAGCAATATGGCAGTTCTCTGAAAGAAGTCAGGGAGATGTACCCGCAATTAACAGGGGCTATTTCACAGAGGCAACTCACGACTGCCTTCCCGACACAGCCTTTATTCTTCACCCCGAGCGAGGCTCAGGATATGGGGCTCGCGCTTCAAGAAGGTTGGATGCTGAAGATGAGTCCTATCGAGGGTGGTGAAGGCTATACATCGAGTTTTATTACACCAACAAAGTGGGAAATCACCGAGGGCGGCCAATACATCTCGCCAACCGGTGAAAAGTATAGCGAAGCTGATATAGTAGCGCTTCTTTCAGTGCCGATGGGGGGGCTGACCACTGAAGAGATACCTACCACTCCTCTAACCATAGAAAACCTGACGGAAGAGGGGCAGCGACTATATGGGGAATACCAGACTGCCGGTGGGGGACTGGATGTTGCAGGATGGTTGCAAGAGCAGCAATCGGAACAGCTTGAGACAGAGCAAATCTTCGGCAAGGTTTTTCCTGAGCAAGATATACAGGAAGTCTTGGATTATATGACGAATAATCCTGAAGGATTTCTGGCGGATATAAGAGAACTCGGGCCGACTGAGGATATGGTGGCGTTCCTCAAGTCACTTGAATTTAAGGATGCAGCGGGAAATATCCAATATTTTACAGATGATGAGATATCCCAACTATTTCAAGGAGTTGTGCCAGCACAATATGTACCAGAAAGTTGGCTAAAGGACAATATCTTAGACCCTCTATATGCTGGTGCAGTAAGTTTTGTTCATGGGATAAAGCAAACCTTTACCTCTATTTTACCTAGTGTTATGACCAATCTAAGGGAGTTCTGGCTACGTGTAGAAAAACCTATAATGCCATCTGGACTGGAAGAGTTCCATGAAAAAGATATTAAAATTATTCAGGAAGGTGCCGAACAGCAGTTCTTACGGCTTGTTGAACAAAATAAGACCTGGATTGAAGTACATCCTGAACTCACACCCAAGCCTGAGTATTCAGAAAGTCCATTTGATAACCCAGCATTATTTAAAGACCCTGGTTACTATGCCTATTCTTTTACCAGTAGTCTTGCATATACGCTCAGCACTATGGGGACTATCGTAGCAGTATCAGCCATAGCTACTCCCTTTGTCGGTATTCCCGCGGGAATGTTAGTTGCGGGTGCGCCTGAAGCTAGTAGTATGACCGAGGAATTAGTGAGGCAAGGCATACCGTTTGAGGAAGCTACAAAGTGGGGTACGCTTTATGGTTCTATTGCTGGTGGGATTGAAATGGTCTCAGATTTACCCCTCTTAGGTCTTTTGTTCAAGCCAATCAAGACAGCAATGGCACCGATATGGAAAACCATTTTTAAGGGGGTATCAAATCGAATTGTCAAAGGTGTTATAGCTGGAGTTATTATCCCAAACATTGAAGGTCTGGAGGAGGCAATCAGTCAAGTAGCGTATAACGCCATTCTTAAACATTACGATGCAACGCAGTCTATTTTAGAGGGCGTAAGCCAATCTTATATTCAGGCCACAATAGGAGCCTTACCCTTTGGTGTCCTTGGCGGAGCTGCCTCATTCCAAACATTCCGCTCTAACTTATCCACAGAGACAGGGCAGAAATATGACGAGGCGGTAAAGAAGTTTCAAAATGCCGGGCTTACCGAAGGGCAAGCCCAGGTGCAGGCTGCTAACGAAATCGCTATGACTCTAGAAGGGGAAGCAGCGATGTTCAAGGCGATTGAGGTTGCCCGAGAGGAGTATCAGGAAGAACATCCTGTAACCCCCGTCCAGGCTGAATTAGCAGACAAGTTACTGGATGAAATGAGAATTGCGGAGGAAGTTGCTAAGAAGGTTACACCTGTTACCACAGAGGTTACAGTACCTAAATATATCTTACCGAAGGTGGGAGATACCTTTTTCGTTCCTGAAACTGGTTCTACATTTAAACTTACCAAATGGTGGGGGAGAGAAACTCCAAGCGGTTTAAGAACTGACCTATCGGGTTATTGGACAGTCAAAGAAATTAAAAGGGGTGAAAAAGAACTTGTAAGGGGTCGGTCGGACTTTATAACAAGTAGAGAAATGAGGGAACAGTTTGGTGAAGGTAAATGGACACGCATTAAACCCGAAGTAGCAATCCCCACCACCGAAGCTGGTATGCCAGAGGCAGGACTTCAGCCTTCTGGGATAGAGGAATTTCTTGCTACTGACCCGATAGCTACCTATACAGTCCACGTTGGCAAGCGCAAGGTTCACTTAGATTATTTCCTAAAGAATGGCGACTGGCCTGAGACGTTCACGGTCAAGGAAGCTGCTGCCCTAATGCAGAAACCTGTAGAGTGGGTGCAATCGAAGATTAAGAAAGGAGGTATTGCCACTAACAGAGTTGAGTCTGCCTATGTACTAGATGAATTATCCGAACAGTTCCACACAACTGAAGAGGAATTTATCCGCCGATTGAAAGGAATATACAAACTCAGACAGCAACTAGAAAGGGGTGAAGGTGAGATTCCCGAAACTCCGCCAGGTATGCCAGAGCAGGGGTTACAGGCAGGTATCCCCGGAATGGCAACAGCAGAACCAGTTAGACCACAACCGACAGGCAGACTTGTCCAAGCTCGGATAGACGACTATTTAAGGTTGAGGGAGTACAATGCTAAAGCCGTTACAGAGAGGATTGCCGAGATCAAGAAACAATTAGAGACGCTAGCCAAGACTCCCACAGCACAGGTAACAAAGGGCGACTTACGTCTTGAATTAGCCAGACTTGAAGTGCAGCAAGAGCTTGACGAGGTGGAGACTATTCAAGAACTTGATTCTGTGATTAAGGACATTGAAACTGAATTAGGTAATCGGGCAATTCAACCTGGGGTAAGGAATCTGTTTAAGGAATACACGACAAGGCAATTAGACGAGATGCGTAATGTCTATCAACAGGCGAGGCAAATGATACCTGAAGTTGCCAAAAAGGTTACACCCGAGTCAAAATGGACACCAATGAAGGAAAGTCTATTCCAAAAAGATTTAGGTGAAATGTATGATGCTGGCAAAGAAATTGCAGATGAACTCAAGGCAAATGGTTATCGGCTTAATCAGAATCCCGATGGCACAATTACAATATACCACGGCACATCTGAAGTTGCTGCTAATGCGATAAGGCAAAGTGGTCGCTTTGATGAGATGAGTTTCTTTAGTCATGCTAAATCTAGGGCTGCCTTTGGCAGTGAGGGGGCTAAACAATACGGTCCAGAAGTCTTAGAGATAAAGGCTGACCCTAGGGATGTTGATTTTAATAGTGGTACAGGGGAGATTGAAGCAGAAAAGGGTTTAGTGCGTGGCAAAGACGGAATATGGAGAGCACCAGATAGGGTATTACCGTGGGTTACTCCTGAGGTAACACTCCCTAAAGCGGAAGTTCCTCTACCTCAACCACCGCCAGAGGTCATTAACAGAGTCAAGACCGACCCGACTCCAGCCTCAGATGAAATCATCTTAAAGAAGTTTATTGACTGTATCAAGGATGCCAAACCAGCAAGGGAAGTCACTGAGGCATTGAAGCACGAAGAGTTACAAAGGCGTTCTGCTATCTTCGCTAGTATTTTACAGGGCGGGGAGGGATACAAGGCATTTGAGAAGGCTAAGGGGGCTCTGAAGGGATTTTTACCACAGGGCGAGTATCTCTTAGACTTACAGAAGTTCGGTGTAACCGATGCAGATATTGAGCGAATGATTGACAGAATTCGCCTTGACGATAAACTTCAGCCATTCCAGAAACTTAATACTTATGAGGCTTTTACTAATTTAGTCATGGGTGCCATACCAACGGAAGGCGAATTACTTCTCCTTGAAAAAGAGTTTGGCCCAGAATTGACAAAGGCTATCATGTCAAAGTTGCCAGCAGGGGCGAAGGCGTTAAAAATATTACAGGATATAGCCAATATACCAAGGACTCTGAAAACAATAGCAGACATATCCGCCACCTTCAGGCAAGGTGCAATGCTAATTGGGCAACCAGTCCAATTTGCCGAGGCGTTCAAAGAACAACTTAAAGTCGTATTCAGTGAAAAGAACTTTAAGTTAATAGATGAGATTGTTCACAATAACGTCTATGCAGACAAGGCGGAACAGCACAAACTTTATATTGCACCTATAAGTGAAGTTGTTAGTGTAACCGCTCGTGAAGAAGCCTTTATGGGGCGCTTAATTGAAAGAGTGCCAATCGTCGGCTCAATAGTCCGTGCATCAGAGAGGGCTTATGTAACCTTCCTTAACGTCTTGAGAATGGAAACATGGGCATATTACTGCCGGCAATGGGAGGGAACAGGTAAAAGTGTTGCTGATTATGGCAAATTAGCCTCATTTATTAACCATGCTTCAGGGCGTGGCGATTTGGGAGCGTTTAGTCGAGCTGCACCCTGGCTTTCTGCTACCTTCTTTTCTCCGAGGTTCATAATGTCCCGTATTCAAGCCCCTCTTGACCTTATTACCACAACGCCAGCAGTGAGAAAGGTAATTGCTCGCAACCTTGTTAGCTTTGTTGGCGTGGGCTTACTGGCACAGGTTTTAGCTGAGTTAGGTGGCGGGGATAGAGAAAAAGACCCCCGCTCTAGCGACTTCGGTAAAATCAAAATCGGCAATACACGCATAGACTTTTGGGCTGGGTTTCAACCTTATGTGCGTGTCATTGCCCAAATAATTACAGAGGAACGGAAGTCCACTCAGACAGGGGAAATATACAAGATAGACCCAATAGATATAGGCGTAAATTTCTTCAGGTCAAAGCTCGCTCCAGTGCCGGGGTTACTCTGGGATTTGAAGTCAGGCAAAACATTCATAGGCGAAGAGCTAAATGCTGAGAACGCCGAGAAGATAATTTATGAACAATTAACCCCAATGGGTGTTCAGGACTGGATTGATGCGGTACGGGATTCAGGTTGGGTAACAGGTACAGTATTCGGTATTCTATCAATGCTAGGACTAGGAGTTCAAACATATAGCGACAACTGGGGGTCAGCCGAATTAAAACTTGGTTTACCTCAAAGGTCTGACAATCTACCTTACACAGTAGAAAACGCAGTTTATGATGTAAAAGATTACTATTCCGAGATAAGCGGAATGATTGGCGGGGCAACCTATGAGATGCTTTCAGATAAGAAAAACATACCTGAAAAGGTGTTATCGGTTGCTAAAGCCAAAGACATTCTAAGGGAGATAGATTTACTCCCCAACAAGAGATTAACGAATATCAATGCCGATTCGACAAAGGGCGATACTTATGAACAATACAGAACACAATGGCTGGCAAGACAGAAAATCACCAATGAAGAGGAGTTAGTGCAGTTCGATAAAGACTACCCAGACGCTTATCTTGGCAACATGACACAGGCTCAATATGCCTTATTGGTGCAATACAATTCACTTCCTGAAGACCAAAAGGCAGACTTTCTAGGCAGGCACCCTGAGCTTTACATTAACCCCCGGGAAGAATGGCTGAGAACTCACCCCGAAGAGAACGCTCTCTTAGCCTTATGGGGCAAGGCCAATGTTTACAGCACAGAGGCGTTGAATAAAGTCTCTACATTGTCTCACTCTCTGGACATACCAGAAAACGCCCTAGTAATGAAAGACATGGATGAAGTAACCGAACTCAAACTCAAGAACCAGCATTTATCTGACCTCCTTGAGGCCTACGGAGGGCTAGACGACACCTTAAAGGGGCCAGACGGCTTGACGGCCAGAGATAGGGCGGTTCAGCAACTATATCTTAATAACCCTGAATTTAGAGACGATGAGAGACGAATTGAGGCTATAGATGTGGGGACGAAAGACAACCCTACTCTTGAGACTATGGTTGAAGGCTGGGTAGAGCGAGGGCAAATCGCTGACGAGTTCGGGTCAAGCAGCGCCGAGATGAAACTCTGGCTGATAGACAACAAGGAAGTCCATCAGTGGGCTTTAGAGAACGGACTGTTAAGTGATACCGGCGAGGACTGGAACGAGGACATTCTAAGACTTGAGGTCAATTACAAAGACGACTTTGACAAGTATGATGATTATGGAAACGAAGCCTCTCCTGGTTATATCGCCAATGACACGGCAAGGGCGGACGCCAGGGAAGCGATGCTCTTTTCTCAGGGGAAGATGACGAGCTTCGGCGTAGCGTCCTACACTATAGACGCGCTTCAAAAGAACATACCTGAAAACCTTGTTACCACTTATGTTGACTACTTCGGGATAAGGAAGAAAGAAGGCGTGGATTACTCGGCGGGCTGGTATGAGGACGACTGGTACTTGATGGAACACAAAGAGTTCTACGATACCATGTATAAATTAGGCATCTGGACAGAACCAAAGGACTTCAGCAAAGTGCCTACTCGGGAAGTCTATAACCTATACAAAACCTATATGGGAAAACCGACAGGGACTCCCCGATTAGATTACAGAAAAGCGAATCCTGTCTTAGATGATTGGCTAGTTCTAGCCAAAGGATACACACCTATCGGCAATAGATAAGGGTCATTGATTTATGGAGGCGAATCATCAAAACACACAAGATAGTAAAGGTAGAATGGATTGATAGTACAAATTCACCTGGTTGGAGGGACTATAGCAAGCGACGGGATATAGAACCTTGTACTTGTTATTCTTATGGAATTTTGGTTAAGACAAAGGGGAGAAGCATAGGCGTGGCACACAGTATATGTCCAGGTGAAGAAGACATAGGGGATACCATTATCATACCACGTGCAGTAATTAAGAAGATGGAAGTCATCACTACTTTCAAGAAGTAAAGCTAACAATATTTAGGATGGATGGCTCGCTCAATGCGGGCTTTTTCATTTGAGCCAGTAAATCAAAGATGCTGGCTTCAATCATTTAGAGGAGGTACACAAACAGAAACAATGGACGAAACCAAAGAAACCCAAAAGGATTCCCTCCCACAAGGAAAGGCTCTTGAGGGTAGCGAAGGGATTACTCCAAAAGTGGAGGCCAAGACTCACTACACGGAAGAGGAACTGAACGAAAGGATACAGGCTGACCGCATTGCTAGAGGCAGAGATACTAAATCACTCTCCGATAGAGAAGCTACTCTCAAGGCCGAACGGGAGACTATTGAGGCTGAGAAGACCAAAATAGCCGACTGGCAAAGGCAAAGAGATGAAACTGAACTGGCGGAAGCGAGGCGAGACCCTGACAAGCTCGCTGCGTGGCAAAAGAAGCAGACCGAAAAAACACGGGATGCTGAATTTGCCACTCGTGAGGTCAATCTTAAAAAACGAGAGGCTGACCTTACCAAGCGGGAAGCTGAACACGCAGCAGCGATTCAGGCAGCTCAGGAAACCCAATTAGAGATTGATATATGGGAAATCGGGGCCAAGCATGGGATTAACCCGGTAACTCTCAAGGACAGTATGAAAAAACTTAATCTCACCACTACTGAGCAGGCTGAGACTTTAGCAAAAGAGCTGAGCGGAACGCAAAAACGACCAGCGGAAGGTGAAACTGAGTTCAATCCTATTTCTGGTGTGACATCTGGCCATAAAGAAACCTCAAAAGGCAAATCAGCATCACAGATTTATGCTGATAGCTTCCGAAACCAAAAATAAAATAGAGGAGGATTCACATGCCAATTACAGGATATTTTGCCAGCCCCGATGAAATGAACAAGCTGGTGCAGTCCAAGTTACTGCCCGGTGTTGTTCAACAGGTATATGAGGTTGGCCAACTTTTACCCCGATTGCCGGTCACGACTGTTGATGCTTACACGCTAAAGTGGAACCGAGAGGGAACACAACCTAGCATCTCTGAGAAGTCAAAGGGCGAGCAATACGGGTGGAAGGAAGTAGCCACCTACTCCCAGGTTACTCTGGGACTAAAGGAATACGGCGACCAGTGGGCATTGGTTAAAGGTGCTCAGGAGACCTATAAAGACCCCAATGATTACAGAGGGGTTATTCAGGCTCAAATCATAAAAGGAGCACTGCGAACCATTGAAGACCAGCTTATTTACGGCAACGCCACCACGTACCCCAAGCAGTTTGACGGGCTAGATAAGCTCTGTGCTGCTACCGGTGGTCATAATGCCTGGGCTACTTACCAAGATTGGGACATGGGTGGGGGTACTATTGGCCTATCAATCTCAGCTCTGCTCGGACTTATGCGGGCATGCAAGCCAAGACCGAGTTTCATCCTGATGCCCGGGACAATTCAAGACAAGTTGTTTATCTACTCCATGGGCAAGGCCGGGGCTATTGTTATGGCCAGGCAAGCAGATGAATTCGGCAAGATGATTTCATACATCAATGGTGTTCCCATTGTCGTGTCGGATTATCTAACTACCGAGACCGACAACACCGGCGGCAAGGCTTCCACAGCCCTAGTGAGCATCTACGCTATCAGGACCGGGTCTATTGAAGATGGTGGCGTGAGTCTTGTTGTTGGCGGCTCAACCGGTGGGAAAGACTTTTTCGAGGTTGACCACTTCGAGAAACTGGAGGACTACAACGCTGAGGGCATCCGAGCTTACTGTTATGTTGCCCTAGCAATGGGTTCAACCTCGTCTGTGTCTCGTATTCATAGTATCTGTCAGACAACAGCCATAGATGCTACCAGTTAAGGCTTTCTGGGGGGTTGGGCTTAAACCCCCCAAATACATTAAGGAGGACTAACCATGACAAATTTATATGACGCAGGAATCACGTCTTATGTCCGCAAGGGCACGATAAAAATATCCAAGACCAACTTTAATGCCAATGCTTTAGTAGGTGGTGTTGAGAATCCCGAAGATGCGATTATCCTCATTGATAGGATAGTAGCAGACATCACAACTGCGGCGGAGGCAGCCTGCACTCTTGCGGTTGGTTTGGGAGATAATGCCACTGATAATAGCCTTAACGCCAGCAAGGATTTCCTTGGGTGCAATGCCTTGAACATTGGTGTTGCGATTGGACCCGTTGCTGCCGTGAACTACAGTTGCAAAGTGGCAGCTCCGAACGCTAACCATAATGCAACTGATTCGTGGATTCTAATTGGCGCAAGTGTCATCGCTAACGCGGACAGTTTAGTGGCGGATGTCTATGTGGACTACATAATTCCGTAGCCAGTGAGCTACATAATTCCGTAACAAGGAGGTTGCTATGCTAGATTTCGTTCTCTATACCTGCTCTTACGGGCAGGTTACAGTAGAGACAATCACCTGCGTAGAGAAGTTACACAACACAAATCACAGGTTTGAATGGTGGTTCCAGACAGGGGACGCCCTTATAAGCCGAAGTCGAAGCATAGCAGCCTACCAGTTCTTACAAAAGAACCGCGCACCCTATCTGATATTCCTTGATGGGGACATTATATTCACCCCTGAGGACATTGAGAAGCTACTGGATGCCCTAAGCGGCGGTCAGGATGTAGTAGGGGGCCTCTACCCGGTAAGAGGGGGTAGTTTCTTAGCTCAAAGAGGGTGGAACGGGCAATTCCATATTTCAGGCAATCTTGAGGAAGTCCAATTTGTCTCAACGGGGTTTATTGGGATTAGTCGTAATATCCTTGAGAAGATTACCAAGGATATGCCAGTGCTTAATAAGGGAAACTGGTCTGAATGTTACCCAGTTTTTGAGGATGGTAGGTTTGAAGACATCTTCATTTCAGAGGACTGGGACTTCTGCAACAAGGTCAGACAGGCCGGGGCCAAAGTTTATGCCCACACCGGTATTCAGCTTGCGCATCTGAAAGAACGGATTTACACAACGCGAGAAGCTATTGAGAACATGACCGTTAAGCCAGAGAAACAGGAAATTAAAAAAGACCTCGCTGAGTATCTAGGGAAGGGAGTAGAAGACCTTGTATCGGAAGGCTTCGCAATCAAGCAACTGGCTGATAAGTGGAATGATTGGCAAGGCACAGTAGAGGACTTCTACAAGGACCCTGAGATTGGACTGCTCTACCTCTACGATTTAGTGGGCTTCAATTCGGCAGTCCATTACAAAGAGCAAAGGTTGATCGGAGTCAAGAACGCCGAGCATCTTCATATTTTAGAT